GTGCGCCGCACCTTCCCGCCCTCGAGCACCACAGCCCGGGGCCTCACGCCGCGTTCCCCTGGCTCTGGCCGCCGTCGTTCGGCTGGTCACCCTGCTGCCCGTCGCCCTGCTGGTCGCCGAACAGGCCACCCGTCGGATCCGGAACCGACACGCTCGTCTCGTCCTTGATCCGTGCCACCTCGGCCTGCACCTCCGCCTGATCCCACTCCGGATTCAACATCCGCACCCGCGTCTCGATCGACGCCGCCTGCGCCGAAGCGATCGCCGCGAGCGCCGTAGCGGTCTCTGTGAGGCTCGCACCGGCCGTGTCGCCGAAGTCGAGGCGCGGCCGGAACGGCTCAACCCCGGACCCGAAGATCTCGCGGTCGATCACCAGGAGCTGCAGCCCGATGTCGGAGACCGCCTGCTCCCAGTAGCGTTGCTTCTTCCCGGTCGTGGTCATCGACTGGTCCTTGCGGGCCCGGACCTCGGTGGCGGTCTGGTCGGAGCCGTCGCCGTGCAGCCCGAACGACTGCGGCGAGTACTGCGACGACCGGATCACCGCCTGGTACAGCTCGAGCGCCGTGCGGGCGTGCTCCTCGACACGGAGCTTGAACTCGACCGGGGTGATCCCGGCCTTCTCCGCGGCCTTCGGGTCCATGTCGAGCGGGGAGAAGATCTCCTGGTCGACGTCGAACCGTTTCCCCTCCCCGCGGGCACCCGAGACGAGGAAGTCTTGGGGGACGATGACCCGGAGCTTCCCCAGGCGGATGTCCCGGATCCACGACGACCAGGTGAGGTCGAGGGCATCCATGAGCCCTTCGGCGCCGGCGGTGTCGGCCCGGCCGATCGGCCAGCCGCGGTGCTTGCGGTTGGGGCGGACGTTCGGGATGTACCGGGCGCAGATGTCGTCGGCGAGCGCGCTGGGGAGCGGGATGGCTTCGGCGGCGATGTGCGCGGTCTGGGTGAGCGCGGTGAGCTTGCGGCGGTCACCGAGCTTGTCCTTGGTCCCGCAGTACAGGCCGTGGAGGATCACGCCTTTCTCGTGGCGCTCGAGGTGCCGCCACACCAGGGCACCCTCGGTGAGGACCTCGGACCAGAACGTGACCGCCGTGAGGATGCCATGCCGGAACTCGGGGACGGCCCGGTCAGCGTTCACGGCCGTGAGGATCGGCCGGCCGGCGAGCTCGGTGTCCCACACCGGGCGGAGGTACACCCCGGACAGCCCAGATGCGACCTCGGCGGCTTCGAGGAGCGTCGAGACGATCCCGTCCTCTTCGACGAGCTGCTGCAGGCGGTCCTCGGTCGCCTTCGCTGCGCTGTCGGCGGTCTCCTGGTGCGCTTCGGGGATCGCGAGCGACGGGGTCTCGGAGAACAGCAGATCAGCGGACACCGCCGCTACGTCGGCGGCCACCGGGAGGTGGAGGCGTTCCTTGGACGGGTCGTCCTGCTCGGTACCGGTCCAGAACCGGAGCCGGTCGGTGATGCTGCGCCGGCTGTTGGCGTCCCGGGCGGCCCGCCCGGCGTAGAAGGCGGCGAGCTCGAGCGGGTCACCGGAGTACCAGGCGGCGTTCTCGGTGACGTCGGCTTGCACGGGCGCCCACGCTGCGGGGGGCCACGGCATGTCGCTGTTCGTGGGGAGAGGCATCAGCGGTACTTCCGGATGTCGGCGTGGACGAGCACGAACAGTGCGAGGAGTCCGAAGATCAGCCAGGGCACCGGATCAGATCCGGCGTTGGACCGAGACGTGCAGGCTCATCGTCTCCGGCGACCAGCTGGCGCGCTGGCCGTGCCCGGGTTCGGCGTGCCCGGTGAGCGAGATCGTGACGCTGTCCTCGTCGGTGCCGAGCGTCGACGCGATGTCGACCGCGGCCCGGGCCGCGGCCATGACGTGGTGACGGATCTCCTCGGCGGGCGTGCCGTCGGTCTCAGGGATCTCGGCGGCCTTGGCGAGCATGGCCTCTTCGACTTCGTCGGACTGCAACGGCTTGGCGAGCGGGCCGAACGTCATCGAGTAGCTCACGGGTGCCTCCTGGCGGATCCGGACCTGAGTGTCGTGTCGGCCAGTATCCGGGCCGAGTACGTCACGCCGCGTCGACCAGGTCGCCCATCTGCCAGAACCGCCACCACGACTGGGTCTCCATCACGCCGTACCGCTCAGCGTCCGGGCCATGGTCGGCGACCTTCAACGGCTGCTCGACACCGCGCTTCGCCGCGTCGGGGTCCCACACGTACCCGGAGGTCTCCTCGATGTGCCCGTCGCAGGACTCGTGGATGCGGAGCTTCCCAGCGGCGCGCAACGACGCGACGTTGCGGATCCCTTCGGTCACCGTGTTGTCGGCACCCCGGATGTGCTGCCAGCCGTCACGGTGCAGCTGCAGGATGAACGCAGCCGCCGACGGGTCAACGATCACCTTCGACAGCTCGATCGGACCGAGCTCATCCTGCAGCCCGTCGAGCCAGCCGCGGAGCGCCTTCGACTGCTCGGCCATCGTCATCTGCCGGCGGGCTTTGCGCGAGTCGTGCCGCCACTCGCGGGCCACGTACATCCGGTCATCGACACCGAGCCCGATGAGGAGAGCAACGGTCGGGTTGACGGTGCCGACGTCGACGGCGAGCACCCAGTCGGACATCTTGGGGAGCTTGGTGACGACGTGGCCAGCGCCGGGTTCGGTGTTGAACGTGTCGTAGATGGCGCCTTCGGCGAGGACCCAGTCGCCTTCGACGAACCGTCGGCGCCACAGCCCCACGAACTGCCGGTTCAACGACTCGATGAACTTCGCGGAGAGCGTCTTGTTGTCGGCGAGCCGGAACGAAAACCGGTGCAGCTCGAGCAGCTCGACGTCGGCCCGGGCACGCGGGACGTGGACGGTGCCGTCCTTGCGGAGCCACAGCTTCGCCCGTTTCAGCCAGTCGCGCATGAGCCAGTGGTTCGGGTTGTCCGGGTTCGTGGTGCCGTACACCTTGGCGCCGACGATCGACATGCGGGTCATGAGCATCGCCCACATCGATTCGGGCATCAGCGAGATCTCGTCGACGTAGGCGCCGGCCAACGTGAGGCCGCGGATCTTGTCCTGGGCTTTCTCGTCGTTGGCGCCAGCGACGTAGATGCGCCGGCCGAGGAGCCAGAGCTCGCCGGCGCCGGCGACGTACCGGCAGCGTTTCTCGCCGAGGATCTCGATGAGCGGATCGATGATGTTGCGCTTCAACGTGCGTTCGGTCTTGCCGATCATCACGAGGTTCCCAGCGGGGCCTTCGCGCACGAACTTGAGCCACGCCCACAGCGAGGCGATGGTCTTGCCGGAACGGACGGAGCCTTCCCAGATGTTGATGTCGGCGATCGCGAGCTCGATGGAGCGGCGGGCCTTGCCTTCGAACCGCTCGATGTTCATGCGAGCCGCAACGTCGGATGGGTGCTCGAGAGCAGCCAGGCGGCGAACGCCAGGAGCACCACGACGTCGATCAGGAGCGTGATCGTGTAGCGCTTCATCCGTCGCCCATCCGGTCGGCCCACCACGCGTCGAACCCGGACAGGTTCTCGGCGTCGCGGTTGTCGTGCTTGTCGATCTCCAACACCGTCCGCATCGCCTGCCCGACCGTCATCACGATCGTCCGCTTCGCATCGGTCGGCGGCTGATCGAGCGTGTGCTCGACGTACGTGTTGTCCTTGCCACCGAAGTTGAACACCAGGTACGAGCCGTGCATCTCGTCGAGCAGCTTCTCCGCCTCCTCCGTGAGCCGAGCCGCGATCCCCGCCCGCCGCTCCGCGCAGTACGCCGACCGCGCCTCCTGCGCACGTGCGAGGTTCGTACGTCCGAACTGGTGGCCGATGCTCTTGGCGATGCGGCTGACGCTGTCGGGTGATCGGCCGACTTGGGTGGCGATGTCGCGGGCGCTGTGGCCTTGGCCGAGGAGGTCGACGATGTGGTTGCGTTCGTCGTCGGTGAGGGGTTTGGCCACGGGTTCATGATCGGCGCCGAGTACGTCGCTCGATGATGCTGGCCCGGGCCCGGTGTGGGAGGCGGAGCCGGCTGAGTGCCCAGCCGAGGAGGCCGACGGGGGCGACAGCGGAGGCGAAGCCGAGGGTTGCGGCGAGGAGCCAGATGGCGGCGGTCTGGCCGGTGTGGAAGGCGTCGAGGATCATGCGGCGGCCGCCTGGTGCTCGTCGTCGTCGTCGTCGAGCTCGTCGAGGGGCGGGTCGTCGGCGTAGTAGCCGTCGGTCTCTTCGTCGCTCTCCTCGATGTCGAGGTCCCAGCCGGGCCAGAGGGTGCAGGGGTGGCGGCCGCAGGCGATGGCGGCTTGGTCGCTGTAGCGGGCGGGGATGCCGTACTGGTGCCAGCGTTGGGCGCGGCGGTGGGTGATGCCGCAGCGGGCGGCGAGGGCGGCGAGGCCTTCGGGGGGGTCGTCGGGTTGGTAGCCACCGGCGCGGCCGAGGGTGACGCCGATGGCTCGGGCGAGGGGTTCGATCGGGTAGCGCTTGCGGCGCGCAACGGCGCGTGGGTTCAGATCAGGGTCCATGTGTCCTCCGTCGTGTCACCACGGGTGGTGGTCGGATGGTGTGGTTGGTCGCCGTTGATGGGTTTCGCGCCATTCCACTGCGCGCTGGCGCGTTTCGTTGATGGACCGGTCCCGTTGCTGGCTGCTCAGATCAGAGTCCACGAGTCGTCTCCTTGGTTGTCCACAGGCGGCGTGGTGGTGGTTTGTGTGTCCTTGGACTTCCCGTGGACCGCGTCCCTCTCCGCCCCCTTACGTATAGGGGGCGGGACGCGAGGGACGCGGTCCACGGAGTGCGTCCCCTCGGGTAGGGACGCGGTAGGGACGCGGGGGGGACGCGGGGACGCGGTAGCGGTGTCGTCGCCCCCGACCTCCGAGTTATCCACAACGAACATGTCCATGTCGTCGTCGCGGAACGGCTGGATCGAGGTGTAGAGGAAGCCACGGGAGCCGCCGCGGACGTCCTGGTTGACGTAGCCCTCGTTGATGAGGACCTCGATCGCTTTGCGGATCCCGGTGCCCTTGCCCTTGACGTTGCTCTCGATGCCCCGCTGGTTCGACCCTTGGGGGCCGAGCGCCTCGAGGTACTCGCTGATCTTCTGCATGAGGAACGTGGGCCGGGTGACCTTCTCGTGGCGCTTCACGGCGATGCGCACCTCGGTGCCGGCGGGGTTCGACTTCACGTCGATGTCGGCGACCAGGGCGCCCTTCTGCCAGGTGCCGTTGCGGTCCTTGACGCAGGTGAGCTTCAGGTGGCCATCGACGCCGCGGGCTGGGGAGACGGGGGCTTCGACGTGGTAGCTGGCGCCGTCGATGGCGGCGCGCTTGCGTTGGGAGCCGATCTCGGTGTGCCGGCCGCCTTCCTCGTTCTTGGGCTGGTGGTCGATCAGCAGCACGGTGACGCCGAGCCGGGCGAGGAACCGGGGCAGCTTGCGGAACCAGGTGGCCGTGGCGTCGTCGTCGTTGGGTTTGGCGCCGTCGAGGGCCATGGCTTCGCCGGTGGAGTCGATGACGGCGAGCGTGGTGTCGTGCTGCTGGATGCGGTGCCCAGTCCAGGCGGCCGCGGCGTCGGTCCACGGGATGTTCGGCGAGATGTAGAAGAACCGTTCGACGAGCTGGTCGACGGTGACACCGAGGGCGATCATGCGGCCGCAGACGCTGGCGGCGTGGTCTTCGAGGTCGACGTAGAGGACGTGGTGGCCGGCCTTGATCTCCTGCGCCGCAGTGAGCAGCGCGAGCCAGGACTTCCCGGAGCCGCTTTCGCCGAAGAGGCCGTTCATGCGGCCGGCGTAGAACATGCAGGCGCCGTCGTCGCGGCGTAGCAGGGTGGGGCGTGGTTGTTCGTAGCTGGCGGCGGTGATGGCGGCGAGGTCGGCGGGTAGCCACCCGTGGTCGGGTTCCTGGTGCTCTTCGTCGCCGGGTTCGGCGGGGAGCTCGAGGACGGTCGGGGGGACGATGACGGCCCAGGAGAGGTCGTCGGGCTGGCGTTGCTCCCCGTAGCCGGTGGCGGCCAGGGCGCTGGTGGCGGCGATCCAGTCGCCGCGGTGCTGGGTGACGGCGTAGAGCCCGAACGGGTCGTAGGGGCGGCGGACTTCGAGGCCGGGCCACATGGCGGCGCAGGTCTCGGACCAGAAGGTGGTGTGGTCGTCGGGGTAGACGGTGACGCTGGTGCCGCTGTTCTTGCCGGGCCGGGTGTAGTCGGTGGAGCCGTCGGCCTTGTTCTTCGGGGAGTGGCATCCGAGGAGCTGGACCATCTCGTGGCCGGAGTGGCGGGCGTTGAAGGCGTCGCCGGGCCGCTTGGGGCCGATGTACGGGAGCCGGTCCCCCATCGTCGTGGACGGGGGCGGCGGCGCTGGGGTGAGGTGCTGTTCGATGTCGTCGAGGCCGTAGCGGCGGGTGAGGTCGCCGTCGATGATGTGGACGGGGGTCGGTTCGTTCTTGCGGTTGTAGGTGCCGGGGACGCGGAGGATGCGGGCGGCGTCGTAGACGTTGTCGAGGTGCCAGCCGCGTTTGGCGGCGAGCTGGTCCCAGGTGTGGCCCCAGTCGGCGAGTGGGACGTCGGCGGGGTCGGCGAGCTCGGTGAGGAACCACCAGGGCTGCAGTCCGCCGCCGGTGTGCACGATCACGGAGGG